CGCCATCTACCGCATTGGCGGCGTCAAACAAACCCAAGTCATACAGCCTTGGATGTTCGGCCACAAAGAACAAAAAGCGACGTGCCTGTGGTTAACTGGCCTGCCTCCGTTGATGCCGACAAACAATGTGAAAGACGAAATGATGCGCCTGCCCAAGCGCGAACGCGAACGGTTGCATTATCTTTCCCCGTCGCCGGACCGGTGGAAACTTCGCAGCACAACTTATCAAGGCATAGCCGACGCAATGGCGGCGCAATGGGGGCCGCTCCTGTGAAGTTGCGTCCATATCAGAACCAAGCCGCTGACTTCCTGTTTGAAACCGACAAGGCTATGGTGTTGGCACCCGTTGGCGCAGGCAAGACCGCGCTAACGCTCGTCGCCATCCGAGACATGATCGCTGCCGGTCACGCCAAGCGGGTGCTTGTGATCGCGCCGAAGCGCGTTTGCCAGACCGTCTGGCCGGTCGAATGCCCGAAGTGGACGCCGGAGCTGACGATCTCGGTCGCGGTCGGCGCGCCGAAGCAGCGTCAGGCGGCGTTAGGGGGCAAAACCGACATCGTTGTGGCGAACTATGACACGCTCCAATGGCTCGCCACGCAAAAACTGGCCTTTGACATCATCGTGTTTGACGAGCTGACGCGGTTAAAAAACCCGTCTGGCGCGCGGTTTAAGGCGCTCGCCAAGGTGATCGACAAGATACCGATCCGGTGGGGGCTGACCGGCAGTTTCACATCCAACGGCCTTGAGGACGTGTTCGGCCAATGCAAGATCATCAACCAAAAGCTGCTTGGCCGGTCAAAAGGCGCGTTCATGCAGCAGTATTTCTTTTGTATCAATCAGGAATACAACCAGTGGGAACCGCGCTCGGGCGCGCTTGAGCAGGTCATGGCAAAGATCAAGCCCGCGACTTTCGTGCTTGAGCCGGGCGAATATAAAGACAAGTTGCCGCCGCTTCACGTCGTTGAGACGCGGTGCGACATGGACATGACCGACTATATGACCATGAAGCGCGACTTTATAGTGCAGTTCCCAGACACGCAGGCCATCGCCGTCAACGCCGCCGTCGTCACGTCAAAGCTACAGCAAATGGCGTCGGGGTTTGTATACGGAGACAAAACCAAATGGATCAGTCACCATAAATTTGATATGCTTGACGAATTATTAGATGAGAACCAACACGCCAACACGATTGTCGCGTACGGATACAAGGAAGAGTTGGCCGAATTAAAACGACGTTATCCACAGGCAAAAACGCTAGACGACGATAATGCTGTGGAAAACTGGAACGCCGGCAAGATTGAGTTGCTGTTGGTACACCCAAAATCCGCCGGCCACGGTCTTAACCTTCAGCACGGCGGCAGCAAGATCGTGTTTCTGTCGTTGCCGTGGTCGCTTGAACTTTACGAGCAGACGGTCGGGCGCTTACACAGAAGCGGGCAGAAGCACGACGTATGGTGTTATGTTTTCCTGACCAACGGTACTGTTGACGAGCGCATTTGGGCGGCGTTGCGCGATAAGCGTAAGATTTCTGACGTAGCACTTGAGGCTTTAAAATGAACCTGACTTGGCGTGAGCTTAACAACATCATCAACCACAAGACGGAAGATGAATTGAAGGCGATGATTGAGAAAGAATACGAGACCGCGCGGCGCGCGACGATCCTGACGCGGCTGCACCAACGGTTCACAATACTGCGGGCAGCGCGGGAGCGAATGGAATTGTTAGGTCCAGACAAGCGCAAAACCGTCCTTATGTGATCGGGTATTCTTTCCACGGCAACTGGAAATGCGGCCCGTCCTTGAACGTCACCCAATCGCCTCCCCATTCAAGCGGGGTGTTAAGCTGAAACGCCGCGGTCTTCATAACCGACGCGATCTTGCCGGCAAGCGGCCAGTCCCAACGGATGTTGTCCGGTTTAGTGAAATCACCCGATCCGTCCATGTCGATGAACGCCGCCAGATCGACGGCGTGGCCGGTCAGGTGGCGCGAGCGCATGGTCGTGGACGCGCCTGACGCAACGAGTTTTTTCTGACGTTCAATATCGCGCAGACCTTCAACAACCATAAACGGCGTGTCAGTCAGTTCAGCGGCTTTGTTAACGATGGCGACAAGATCGGGGTGGACGCCTTCAAGGCGCGACAGCGAACGAGCGTCAAGTTTCATTTTGCCGCAACTCCTTTGATCTTCTCATACGTGCGAAGGCCGCCCATGCCGAGCATACAAAAGATAAGCTCAAACAGCATGGCGTCTGCGCCGGGAAGCGATGACCAACCAAGACCGACAAAGAACGGACGCAGGATATATTGATAGAACAGCGCGCCTGCGCCGATCCATCCAATAGCCGGACGCCAACCAGACACCCAGATATTCGGGTTCGCAGCTTCGGCCGCGTTAATGTCGGCTTGCTTGCCATCAAGCGCAAACAGCGCGGTGCGCAGTTCCGCTTCGGCTTTGATCTTGGCGTCGGGGTCTGGCACGAACTTGTTGAGGACGGTCAGACCGGCGGCTACTGCGTCGTCGATACTAAAGGCCATTAGCGCGGTCCTTTCGGGTTTTTCTTCTTAATGTATTCTTGCGCCGCAGCTTCCAACTCGGATGTTATTTTATTTGCTTCGTACGGGTAGTTTTTAAGCCACCACCGCGCTTGGTCAATTTGCGCGTTACCTAAATCAGCATTTGGCTGCACTTCTATATCGCCAAAATTTTTAAGCATAAGAAGACGTGTTAGTGTTTCTTCACGCATCGCGCTTTTAGAAAAAGATTCCGGTAGCATACCGGCATCTTTAAGTTTTTGAATACCGCGATGAATTGATTCGTGGACCGCCGAGTCTTGATTTTTGCCGTAATACCACATGGCGTCTTTAGACGGCTTGTAAAAACCTTCTTTAGTAAGGTCTACGCTACCTTTTTTTGGCGTGTACGTTATGTTTCTTGGGTCATACCCAATAGCAGATATAGGGTGTTTTTGCGCGGCGATGTAGTTTCGCAAAAACGCATCGCGGTCTTCGGGGCTTAACTCTTGAAGTTTTGCGTTTTGTAGTGTTTCATCTGACCCATACCCTATCACGCCATCAATACTTGTTTGCGCCACTTTTGCGCCCGGCGCTGTAAAGCCCGCCATAGGTGTACCGTATGTCTGGTCGTAGGCTTGCGCGTAATACACGTCTTGCGGTGATGGGTATGCTTGGCTAAACGGCACTCGTGCAGGGGCAGCACCAAACAGCCGATCAGCCATGCGGCCCATAAAACCCTTATCTTCAGTTGGAATGACAGGGGCAACTTGCGACAACGGCGGCGCATAATTAAGCTGATATGGATAGCTTAAAAAATTTTGCGGCTGAACACCCATACGGTTTGCAAGTTCGTTCGCCATGTCACTTGTCCTGTTTGCCGTCTAGCTTGTCAAAAATGCGGCGAAACATATCTTCTATGCGATCCATAGACGCTTGATGCTCATCGCGGCGCATATAGTTGCGCGGCAAGTCAAGCTCAATCTGATGCACATCCTTACGCAACTCAGACATGGCGGACCATATCTCACGCGCGAACCAACCGATAGCGGCAATAATGGTGCTGCTGGCTAAGTTAAAGAGAGTTTGTGTATCCATTATCGACCTGCAAGGCTATTTTGGCTAGGAGGGGCGAGGTTGTTGATCGCAGCCGGAACACCCGTGTATGGCGATCCGGTAATTGGCCCGATGCTGCGATTTGTTTGACGCGCTTTCATAGCAATCGCTTTTTCAATCAAATCGGCGGCTTCGTTAAGGCGATTTGGGTCGCTAAGAAGTTCGCCGAGAGATTTAGCCGCGTTTGAGGTCAGTTTGCCAGTAACCCCACGATACACTGCGGTAGCCAACCGAAGCGGTATGTTAAGCCAATCGGAACCTTGCGGAGGTTTTGACGGCAACTGAAAATCTTTAGCCACAGGTTTTGCCGCTTGCGCTTCAAATCGACCGCGCCGCCGCGCAATCTGAAGCGCGTCACGCAAAGACGCCAAGTCTTCCGCTGATGTGGCGCTGACAAGATCGTTGACACGTTCGTTGATATTTGCAGCAGACACACCTTCTGGTAATTCACCGCCTTTTACCGCCCCACCCACTTCAACCGCGCGGCCTTTAGGCGCGGCGACGCGATCAGCTTCTTTAATAAGCACGTTAAACTTGTTGCGAAGGCTAAGACCGTTTGCATCTAGCGCGTCAATTTGCGCGCCGTAACGCTTCAAAAAATTGTTGGCTTTTGTAGTGTTAATAACGCCGTTTTCGATAGCCGCGTCGCGGAACATACCTTCAACGCCCTGACGAGCGTAATTCATTGCTTCAGAGTTTTTACCGAACAGCGCGACAAAATTATCGGCTTCAGTTGGCCCTGCCATAAACTTCGGCACAAAATCTTCTGGCTTAATCGCAGACTCGTTTGCGCGATCCCTATACACGTTTTGTTGCAAACCCGTGTTAAATCGCGGCGTATGCTCAGTCGCGTACAGCTCATTAGCTTTATTGTACAGGGCTTTTGTTTCGTCGCTAAACGTCGTGCTGTTAGTGATTGCGTTATCAATTTCCTTGTGCAACTGCCTTAAACGGCGCAAGTCGGAAGCTGAACCGGGCCGCGCTTTGGCGGCGGCGATTTCATCGTTAACCGCTGTGCGAATATCATTAAGATCGGCAATAGTCGCCATAGGCGGCTTTACAACTGTTTCTTTATATTGCGCGCCGCCGGGGCCTATACGATCAACCGTTGTAGTTGTCGGCGCGTATTTTTTTATTTTATTTGACAAATTCTTAGCAGCGTATTGATGGACGGTATCAATAAGCTCTTGCGTTTTGTCATATACGTTAGTTACATCTGTGGCTACGTCTTTACCTGCTGCATCGCGCGCGGAAACTTCAACCGCATCATACGCAGGCCCAGTAACCGTTTTGCGCGAAGTTTTAATTTCTTTTTCGGCTATAGCATCAAGTTTTGCGCCGATCTTTTCTTGGTTAGGTTCCGCCACGGCGTTTGCGAGCTTTTGCTCCGCCGCCGTAACCTTGCCTTCCGCGATGTTTTTGCGCGCCGTAAGCAACGCATCTTGCGTAGCCGCAGCATCGTCAGCCACTTGCGGGGCGTATTTTTCAAGGGCCTTGGTGAATTGTGAAAATGGCACGCTACCAGCAGGAACCGCAGCTTGACCTGCGCCCTCAACGCCACTTCGGTTAGCTCGCATTGCGTTAACAATATCGCGGCCTTTTCCCCCCGTGGCTTCTGCAAGCCAATTATATTTTGGCTGCAAAATGTTTTGCGCGGCGTTTACGCCTTCCAGCCCTTTGTTGGTCGCCCATACTATGGGCCGCGCGGCGGCAGTGACCATTTTTGGCCCCGCCGCAATATCCGCCACAACTTGCGCCCGCTCACCAACTTCAGGGCCAAACGTGCGGGCCAAAGGGTCGGCCACAAAAGTTTTAGTTGTGCCTGTTATAGGCGACGCAACAACGCCAGCCGTACCAAGCAAATTCTGCCCAAGGTCTAACACAGCGCTTGCGGGGCGCCCGCTTGCGACATCTGACAAAAATGCTTGCGTGCCACGCTTTCCTGCTTCCCACGCTTGTTGCGCCGCCGAAGCAATGTTCGCCCCAATGTCGCCGGGGCGAATGACATCCATAAGAATGTCGGGAGCGTTCTTTGTCCTTTGATAAAATTCCGATTGCTCAAATGCGCTCGGCGCAGGGCGCGGTGACGGCATTCCTTCAACAGGCGCGCCTTTTTCTGCCACCATTTTATTGAGCCTAGCCAGTTCGGCTTGTGACTCTTGTTCCCGCGTTGACGCAGGCGCGGCAAATAGCTCAGGCTTACTTTTTTTCAAGAATTGAAACGCTTGGGCGGCTGTAGCACCTTCGGGCGCGTCAATTTTGTATGACTCACCTTTAGGAGAAACAAACTCAAAAGTTGGCATTTGTTATTTCCTTAAAATGAAGCCTTCAAATTCGCCGCCTGCGTCGCTGTTTGTCGCCGCGCTCGCAGCATTACTTGTTGCACCGCCGATTGCGTTAGGCTTGTAATACTGTGTATTGCCCCACGTCTCGTCGTAAGTTTCTTTAGCAATATTGTTTAATTCTGCAATACGATTGCCTACACTTTGAATAATACGACGCGCATCGTTTTCGGGCATTTCAGGTTTTATGCTGTCAATCATCTGTTCGAGATAAGGCCATTCGCGCTCAGTAATAGTGCCGATGGCTCCTCCACGACTTTTCATCAACGCTAAACCAGCAGATTTCATGTCTGATTTAAGAGACTCAATTTTACCTGCAATAGTTTGCGTCTTGCCGGGGATATAGCGGGTACCAAGATAGGTAGACCCACCAAAATTGTTGTTAAACGCATCTTCATTTTCAGGGGCAAGAATTTCTTTAATTTTTTCGTCTACCGCTTTGTTTGCGGCGGTTAAAGATTTAGCTGCCTCAAGGTCTTTGCCGTGTTTCTGGCTTTGCACAATATAGATATCACTGCCTTTTGCGGCGTCAACACGCTGTTTTTCTGCGTTCCAAACTTCACCTTTTTTAAGTTCTGGCACTTCCGATGCATTAGTAGGCAACGGTTCACCATCAACCGTGACGCGCTTACCTGTGGCGTTATAAGGGTTAACCGCAACCATACCCATACCGGCGATATTTTTAAGCTCAGGTTTCTGCGCAACAAGCATATCGCTGAAATGCTTTTGCGTTGCCATCGCACCTTTAGCCGATGTCATCTGCGCGTTTTCAAACCCCGTGCGCGCCGCAAGATCAGCAAAATTTTTCTTGGCTTGATCGGTCGAAATACCAAGATTTTTAAGCACGTCGGCATGACTGTCGATAAGCGAATAAACTTCCTCCGGCGTGCCGGCGCGCAAAACTGCATCGCCGTACTCACCAAAACGAGCGATGTTGGCTTCGGTCTGCTTTTTCTGATTTTCCGTCAATACACCCTGCGTTTCCGCAGCAGTTTTGCGGCCTGTCGCTTGTTTGTTGCCAAGCTCAGCAATGTCGCCGGCTTGCGACAAAAATCCGCCCTCAACCAACTTAGGGATAAGACCAGAGTATGCGTCGGTCGATACGCCCGTGCCGCTATACCCCGCGCCGCGCGCGCCCATAGCCGCAGGGGACAGCGCGTTGCTAAGAATACTTTTAAGTTGTGCCCGCTCCTGCGCCGCTCGCAAAGCGTTAGCTTGCTCCGTCGCGCGGTTTTCTTGCAAATATTTCATCGCAAGCGCGTTCTTCTGCATTTCTTGTTGAAGCGCTTGCCCACGCAAAGCATTGTACTGACGTTCCTGCGCCGCCTGATAAAGCGCCATTGGATTGATAGCAGGAACCTGAATGCCTTGGCCGACCTGAAGCGGGATGGAAGTGTCTAACGGCATAGCGAAACCCTTTAGCTATCAAAACCCTGAACGGGAACCTTGATTGACGGTACCATAGTTCGTTCCGCCGCCCATCGGCATAAACTGGCTGTACATACTATAGTTCATGTACGGCGTCACGGCGCCGGACAGCGCGTTGTTGAGTGCGTTGGCGCTGCCCATGTAACCGGATGCGCGTGCGTTAGCGCCGGCCATCATGGTGTTGCCTGCGTTCGTGGCGTAGTTTTGACCTGCGCTACCAAGGTTATTGGCCGTCGTTTGGCCCTGCCCAAGCAAGCTCTGAAGCGGATTCAAAATTTGGTTGCGCTGCTCCCAATACCGGTTAAACGAATTGTTATACTCTTGCGAGCCATAGTCCTGCCCGTAGCGTTCAGCGGCTTTGAGCGCGTTACCAGACAGAAGACCGCCACGTTGCGCGGCAGTCTTATTAAGCGCGTCAAGGCCCTGCTGCATACGAAACTGATAGCCGGGGTCTTCGTACATCATCGACGCGTCGAAGGGCTTCATGCCGGCGCCGTAATTTGCCGCCGTCTTGTCGCCGCCGAGGCCAAGATACTGAAGAAGCGCGTTCTGACCGGTCAAGCCGGCTTCATAGAAAGGTTTATTAAGTTCAAGCTGCTTCTGCCACATTTCGCGCTGAAGCGCGGTGGCTTTATCGGCTGAACGCGCCTGCGTGTTCGCGGCGTTTTGCGCGGCATTGGAACCTAAAAGACCGCCAAGAAGCGAAGAGCCGGCCCCGATTAAGGCTGCGGTGATGAAAGCCATACCAGTTCCCTTTCAGCATAAGCAAGCTGTTGCTTGTTGGCCGCGCCGCCCTGAAGTTCGGCTGCGGTCGAATAGGTTAATTCTTCAACGATCTTATCAAGATCAGTTTCGTTTGTCGCGTGGATATTTGTCCACACCGAGTCTTCCAGAGCAAAAATAGCGCGTTTGGCGCCCGGCTGAGCGATAAGCGTCGCCGGTGCCGTCAACTCGACCGGCCCATCATCCGTCGCTACTCGAACACGGCCTGCCGACAGAATGCACAGGTGCGTCGTCTTATGGACCGCGCCGGTTAACACCGCGCCTTGGGGGATGAACATCTCGCGAGCGTAAATGCCGTCAGCAAAATGATGCGTAATCGGCAAGACCGCGGGGTCGTATGCCTGCATCATGTCTTCTAGCTGTTCGACCTTCTCGCGCATAAATCACTCATACATGATGTTGACTGAACCTGCGTCGAACGTATCGGCGCCATCATTCAAAAGTCGAACGCGGTCAAGCGCGCCAGCCAACGTAACACTGCCGCCGCCAGTAGCGGTATACGACGCTGTGCCGCCCTGCTGCCCGAGAGCCACGCTGCACGTCCATGTGTTGCCCGAAATGTTAAACAGCACGACCGATCCATGCCACGTATTGAGGTTTGATCCGTTAGCCGTAATGGCAAACGCTGTGGTGCTTGTGGTTGTGTTGGTGCTGTTAGACCATACGCCGGACGAATAGCCCGTGGCCTGTATAGACCCTGATCCCACACGCAAAAGCATATACGCGCTACCGGTCAATGACACGCCGCTAAACAAAACAGTAACGCGTTTAGCCCACAACGGAATGCCGGTAATATCGACGGATGCGCCCGACACATTTTGTGCGGTCCCCATCTGAAGACCGTTATAAACGGCGCCTTGAGGTGCCGTCACGCCGGAAGTGCCGTTAAGAGTTAATGGCATTGGACTTAGCTCCAGTTACCGACATACGAAACAGAAGATGAACCATACGGGCGGATAAAGAAGTATGACCCTGCGCCGACGACCGCGGCAGCGGCCTGCGTCAGCGAGACCTGCGGAATAATCGTACCGCCGACCGTAACAGTAAGAAGCCCGTCGATCTGTGCATAGCCGACTGTGTTGGTAGATGCAGTCGCAAGCGTCGTATTGGCTGTCGTGTTGTATGTCGTCTGTGTAGCCGTGGCTGTTGAAAGCGTACCTGTGCCTTTCTGCGCCGCCGCACGCCATGACTGCGTAACCGTAGCCGTGCCGCCGATGGCAAAACCAAACGAGCCGGACGTGCCGCTCATAGCGCTAAGGCTGAAAAACGAGTTAAACCAATACGTTCCGGCGGTCAAAGTAAGCTGACCGTTAGTCGTGTTGTTGAACAGTTTTTGCGCCGCCGTCTGTGATGCCAACGTATAGGGCGACGACAGAATAACAATCTGATCTGTCACAACAACGCCGCGCTGCCCCGTTGTCGGGGTGGCGTACATTGCGGTGCCGTCGTATTCAAACGCGCCCGGCGTCGGAGAGGCTGCAAGCGTGTCGGTGGTAAAAACGATCTGAGACATTCAAAAGCTCCTGACTTACAGCACCACCCACCGTGAACCGGCGGGGATAGTTACGACAACACCGGCGTTGAGCGTCAACGGGCCGGTTGAATTGGCATTTTTGCCAGACGGGATAGTATAGGACGTTGTGATGGCTTGATCGTTTAGGTTAAACACGGCGTCCGAACCGCCGCCGGTAGCGCCGCCGCCGATAGAACCCCAAGACGTGCCGTTATAGCCTTCAAACGTAGTTAAGTTCGAGTTGAAACGCATCATGCCGCTGACCGGCGCATCCACAATAACAGTAGATGCCACAGTCTGCGATGGTGTGACAACGTAAGTGCCTGCCCCGCCTGTACCAGTGCCAAATGCCGTGATACGCGTGCCGGCCGTGACGCCGGTGCCGGAGATTGTGGCGCCCACATAAAGCGTGCCGGTGCTGACGGTGGCGATTGAAAGCGTTGTGCCGCTAATAGATCCGTTGCCGTTAAATGCACCTGCGCGCTGTGCCGTAGTACCGACAGGGATTTTAAACTGCCCCGTACCAGAACTATAAACCATGTCGGCAAGGCTTATGGACGCGGACGAAGTAAAATTACGGCCCGAGATGTCGCCGCTCGCTTCAATCGTCTCAAATGTCGTCGTGCCGGTAAATTCCGTGTTCGGATCAAGCAACACCGTGCCGGACTTGGCGGGGAACACGACAGTCTGCGCGCCTGCGACCGGAACAGTTTCTAGATCGACGTAACCCGACGTTGACCCGTTAATGCGAAGCGACGTGATCGACGACGCAGGGACGCCCGCGATGTTATCGCTCGTCCAAAGCGTTACGTCGTCGGACGTTTTGAGGACAAACTTATAGTTGACGCCCGTCGTCAACCAGACTTCGCCGGCCACGCGGCCTGCCGAGTCAAGGATAATCGGGTTGGTGTTAGGCGTTCCGCCCGTCGAGTCGGAATATGTCGCGCGCGGCGTGGTTGTGCCGGCGTCATACGAATAGAGTTTGCCGCCCGTCAGGACAACGCCGTCATTGTCGAAAAACTGCCAGCCCGCGCCGGCAAGAGGGGAGAGGATAACTGTCATGGCGGTCGTCCTAGATAATCTGCGAAACGGTCAAGATGGCGGCGGGCGAAGCAGGGTACGCGGGCGAGGTTCCAGCAGCGTAGGTTTTTAGCTGAAGATACCCTGCAACACTCATACCATAAATTTCAAAATAGTCACCTGCTTCAAACCGCTGAAAGAAGTTAACAGTCATAATTGCACTGCCGGCGGTGCCGCCGTGCGATTTGGCGACGGTCATTGTGCTGCCGGTATTGGCGATATTCGTTCCATTAATGCGAAGCCACACAATAGCGTCGTCTTCGCTTGACGTGCTGGGGTTAGACAACTGAAGGCTAAAGATAATCGTGTAAAGCCCCGCGTTCACAAGCGTGATTTTGGACCCGTCAATCGTGACGTTTTGGGCGTAGTCTGTGTTGTTGAATGTAATACCTGTCGGCGTACTTGCGGGAGCCGTCTGCGTTGTGGTGTTCGTAAACGCCCCATACGCGACTTTGATCCATTGCGGCATATTCGTGTCGTCGGTGCCGAGATACGCAGCGGCGCCGGGTACAGGCAATTTAGCCAGCACGTTGTCTTCAGAGGCGTACAAAAGATCGCCTTTAGTATAAAACGTAACGCCCGTGCCGCCGCTTGTGGTCGGGACAACGCCGCCCCCGAGCCCAATAAACTCATACAGGTTGCTGAAAAAGCGGAACCATTCACGCGTCGGGATGTTATCCTGCGAGGCGTCGGCGATGGTAACGCGGGGCGCGGGGATTTGGGTGTCGTTAGCCACGGGTCGGGCTCATGATAAGTTCAGCCCCAACAATAGCGATTTTGACCGGATCAGTGCCGGATAACTCATACACGCGGTCGCGCAGTTTGACTGTCATGCCAAGCCGACGCCAATAGGTGCGGGTGCCGTACGCGCCGATAGCGCCCATAGACGCCCAATGCTCGTTCGACCATGTGTGGCCGCCGTCGTCCGACCAACGGAGCATAACTTGAGGTGCTGAGCCTTGGCCGAGGTTAAGCCCGACGCCTGTCTCGGCGTCAAGTTGCAGGCTATGTTGCGCCGTGCGGGTCAGATTGTTCTGGTTCTGCGGAAGCGCCCGCCAAGACCGAAGCCACCGTTGCGGTTGATCGTCGTCAGCGTATTTGTTAAGATCAAACGCATAAACGCGCCCGTCGTTGTAATCGCCGACAAGCACTTCATGGTTAAACGCCATCTGGCAGTTGGAGCGGTGACGGGTAAACGAACCGTTCACCCAAGCCGCGCGCTCATGCCAACTTTGCGTAGCTACATCGTAGACCCATGTTTTACCGGCTGACGGGAAAGTCAGCACATAAAACGCGTGGCCATCCTGCTGATAGGTATAGCCGATGGCGTCGGACATATCGCCGTATTGCTGAATTTGCCACTCGACCGCATGGGTCGAGATGCGGACGCCGCTATAGCCTTGCGTGCGGTATACAATACCTTCGCCGCGGGCGTCGCCGCCAAGCCAGAACACGCCGTTGTCGAGCTTGGCGACAGAGTACGCCGCAGCGCAACCAAGTTCGTTAAACGCGCCTTGGATGCGTTGGAGCGGGAAATCCACGCCGCCGGCGTCGTACCAAACTTCGACCGAGTTTGACCCGAAGAGCCAAGCCTCGCCGTGGTCGATGATGAGCGACACAAGACCGTCAGGCGAGGCTTCCGCGCTGGCAAAGTCAAGCGGCTCAATCGACGTGCCGTCCAGAAGCGACGTAACCCACACCCGCTGAGAGTTGGGCTCGTTGAACACGAAATAGCCGTCTAGATAGCCGACCGTGACGGCACCCGGAAAGTCAGGGTCCGTGATCTTACCGAACACTTGCGTGTTCATGTTGTAGATGAAGCCGTCAGGATTGGCCGCAATAAAGACCTGCGAGCCGTTGTCCGACATGGACACGGGGCCGGTGCCGGTCACGTTGCCGAATACAGTCACGTTATAGTCTGTGTCGATTCGGTAGAACGTGTCGCCCGAGACGACGTAAGCATACTGACCGTTCGGGTCGGGGCACCACATACCGCGGACGGGGCCGGTGCCGAGCGTGGTAATCAAACGCAAGCCGGGCGCGCGGTTCAGAAACGCCGCCGTCTTGCCTTCGTTCGGCAAGATTTCTGGAAACAGGTTCACCATCCGCGAATCGGCGGCATTCACGCTGCGAGCGACGTAAGATGAGCCGAGGATAGGCGTCTGCATTTAGAAGTTACCGGCAAAGATGTTGAACCGTTGACGCGTGCCGACAATCGAATACGGCAGCGACATGATGTCGTCAGGGTTATTGATACGCTTGAGATCGCGTTTCGATGCCATCGCGATGCGCGACACTGTGGGCGACGGCTCGACGCCAAACTCGGCGGCGAGTTCGCAGGCCAGATTATAGCGGAAAGCACGAAGATAGCCCGGCGGGAAAGCCAAAGTTGTCGTCAGCGTTGCCGGCTGAGTAAGCTCTTCGACCGATACAAAATGCCACCGAAGCACTTTTGTAGGTACGGGGTACACGTACATTTCCACGTTTGGGTACGACATATTGACCCAAATCACTTGCGGGTACGTGCTCGTGACAGTTTTGACGGCGATGCCATCATACTGCTGCTGATTGATAAATTTGATGCCGTAGGAAATTCCGGACGCCGTATCGACAAAATATGTCGAGTCGTCAAACAGCACGGGGCGATTGCCCACAAAATCGCCCGTCGGGCCAAGAGTGCGCGAGCGCAGGTTTGGAGCCCACTCAAATTCTTGGTCTTGCGTAGAGAACACCGATAGACGTTCGGAGTTCCAAGAGTCGATCATCTGATTAAGCGCGGTCAGAGCATCCTGCGATGTTGCCGCGCTTGGGACTTCAGACTCGGCCAACTGCCCGATAAGGCGAAGCGCGCCGTTAATTTGGTCAGCAGCCGTTGTAGCCATTTACTTGTCCTCTTCAGCGATCACGTCTGATTGGCGCCGCCGGCGTTTAGTCTCTAATGCGTTGGTTGGTGTGTCAACCATAACAGCTACAGGTTCGTCGGGATCGTAGCGCTCCCAGCCGTTTTGTTCGTCCGCTTGCGCCTCAAGTTCCATCGTAGCAACTTTGGTGCCGTGCGTAGGATGACGTAGATAAATCAAAACCCTCTCCCTTAAAAACGGCGGGGGTCGAAACCCCCGCCGAATGACTTACGAGATCGCGTAGAGCGACCATGCGCCGTCCGCAGTCTTACGAGCGCGGAACGAACGGACAGTGCCAGCCGTTGCCGCAACAGTCATAAGACCCTGCGAACCGCCCGAGCCAATCGTCCAACCCGTGTTGGTCGTCACTGTGATGACGCCAGCCGTGGTTGTGTTGATGATGCGGAAGTCGAAGGTTGTGCCAGCCTTGGAGTTGTTCAAAGCGTTATCAAGGTCAGCCGCGAGCGGAAGCGTGTATGCTGCCGTTGTCGTTGGCGTGCCGATGATAATGCCGTTGGTCAACTGAGCCACGGTCAGCGTTGCACTGTCGGTTGCAGTGGCCGGAGCCGCTGCGACAGACATTTTTACTTCGTTAAGGTTACCGTCGTTAAACTGATAACCACCACCTACTGTATTGAGAGGCATTGTCGTATCTCCTTAGTTCAAAAAGGTTAGCCCCAGATACGTGCAGCCATCGGCGCACGAATCACGGAGTAGCCGTAAAGAACGTCGATACGGCAAGGCATACGGTCATTGTTGATGTCGTACTG